CCCAACGCTCTTCCAGTTTGTCGGCGTGGATAGGTGTTTTGTACTCCTTGGAATAGCCCTTCAATTCGCGCATGGGGAACCGGCACTTTCTTCCAAGCAGGGTACGGACTTCGGAACGGCGCCCCGCAGCGTCCATCACAGCGGAAGCCAACGCACGAATAAACGGAACCTTCTCGTCGTATTCGTCGCGTACCGTTCGCGCCTCCTCAAAGGGGATGTCGCCAAGGGTCTTGGCCAGCTTACCAATGCCCATTCCATACATGATTCCTAAATTAATGGTCTTGGCGAGATTCCGCTCAACCCCCGCCATGTCCGCCACTTGCTGGTGGAAGTCCAGATCGTCCGCCTGATACTGCGCCACAATTCCTTTCACCTTCTCATTGTCCTTGGTCGCCGGAGTAAGAGAAGCGTAATGCATCATCCACCGGGGTTCCTGGGCGCTGTAGTCAAAGCTCCCCCACCGGCAATCGTCCTCCGGAATGAAGAGACCCCTGATCAAAGATTTTATCTCAGGGTGCCTAGAAGGTACTTGCTGCAAATTTGGGTTACTAGAGGAGAATCTCCCCGACACAGTCCCACCTTCATCGGAGCGCAGCTGGTTAAACTGACAATGGATGCGGCCGTTGTGCTGATGATTAAGAATCGTATCCACAAAGGTCGTGTTTGCTTTGTTGTACTCCCGGATCTCCAGAATCTTGCGGGCAACGGGGTGTTCGTGTCCCTTGAGAAAATGCTTTGTGAAACTCGGGGCTTCCGACACGGCTGTTCGTTCATAGCTCAATCCCAACTCATCAAAAACCATGGCCAGACTTTTAGCGTTCCACGGCTGTAGGTGAACCTTCGTCTCGTCATGTATTTCTTTAAGAAGCTTGTTTTCCTTGGCCAGCAAAAACTCCTTGGTTTGCTGGGCCTTATCGACATCCACCCGGACGCCCCGGCGCTTCATCTCGAACACCATGGGCAGCAGAGACAACTCCAGATCAAGGATTTTCTCGCAATCCTCCTCCATCAATTTCTTGTGCAGAACATGCCACAAGCTAAGTGTGAGGGTGGCGTCCTTCTCAGCGTAAGCAGCCACCCTTGCCGCCGGCAGCTTCCACATCTCAGCCTTGGCATCGACGCCGTGCTGGCTGGCCGCTCTCCGGAGATCGTCCTCCGCTTTCCCCTGTCCAAGGTACGTGTACCCCAAGGCGTTAAGCGAGTAGCTGAACCTGTTTTCATCCACCAACGGTGCAGCGACCATGGTGTCAAGTATCCTACCCTTGACAGTTATGCCTTCACTTAGAAGCCACCCCAGATCATACTGCGCGTTATGAAACACCACGGACATGCCGTGGTTAAGTTGGTCTTGGAGCCACCTGAGTACGAGGTCCTTTGCCATGTTCCCCCCACCTTCGTGGGCAATCGGCAGGTAGGCGCTCCACTCAGAGGCGGCAACGGAAATACCTATGAGGTTCCCGTCGTTTCTAACCCACCCTGGCCCCAAGTCTCGTAGGTGAGGATCTCTTGTTTCGACATCTACCGCGATAATCTTCTCGCCTGACAGGTCAGGCAAATGATCAGGTGGGAACCATACGGTTTCGTCGAACAGGTCTTCACGCATTTTTATCTTCTAATAAAGCGGCCCATAAAGCCGCGTAGGCCGCAGCGTCCACCCCGTCATCCGGATTGTGGCGGCCTATTTCGGCACGAGCCAGTTTAAGCAAAACCATGCAGAAAGCAACTTCATCAGCCCGTATATCGGTCCTCAGATATGTTGACCAAAGGTCCGCGACCCGCTTGTGCATCATCTTGAAGTCGCCATGCTGCTCTGCTCTGTCCCCACCCACAAGACCCGCAGCCGTCTCAAGTATCTCAACCGGTTTCATAGGTTATAGCTCCTGTTGGTCTGCGGCAACATTATGTGAAGCCCGTGCTTCGCCCGTGTGACCGCAACGTAGTAAACCCGATGCTCGGTGGCGGGGTTCATCTGGTACTCCTTGTGGGCCGCGTAGGACAGATCGGGCACCACAAGGATATTATCGGCCTCGCCCCCCTTCATGGAGTGTATGGTGCTGACCTTAATTCTTGGATTGCGGACGTTATCCTTCCGCTTCAGCGCATTGAGGACGTAGTTCTTGGTCTCCAGATCAATCTTGCCTAACGCTCGATGCCAGCGAACAGAACCGTCCAGAAGAAGCCCCATTTTGTCGGTCGCTTCCGACATGCTGATCTCGGCCTCCGCCCCCAGCCCCGTAAGGGCGCTGGAACGCGGTCCAAAGCCTCTGGAGTAGCCTTCTCCCATATTCATGAAGGTGTACACGTTTCGGAGCTTCGAGGGCGTCAGCGTCCCCCCCTTGGACCATTTCTCCCAATCATCCAGCGCCTCGTATGTTTTAGCGGGAATGCTGGGGTGACCGTTGCGGCTGTAGACCCACCCTTCTTCCCGAAGAACCTGCGCATACTGCGAGGCAATCCGGTTGGTCCGGGCCATAATACACCACTCTCCGGCATCAAGAGGCACATCCCAGATGTTCTGGTGAAACCGGACTAGGCCTTCCTCGTCCTTTGGGCGCCAAGTCTTTGGAGCGCGGCCCTCTATCCGGCAGACGATGTTCTGCGCCTCCTGCCAGACGGAGCGGGGAAGCCTGTAAGATTGCTCAAGAACCGTCTTTTTCTCTGTTGCGTTGAGGAAAGCCTCCACGTCAGCCCCCTGAAAACCCATGATGGCCTGATCATCGTCGCCCGTGAACACCTGTATGCGGGGCTTTTCCCGAAGAACATTGACCATGGACCACTGAAGGGTGGACAAATCCTGGGCCTCGTCCACAAACAGGGCCTCAATGTTCGGTCCATCATTCGACTTGATAAAGTTATCTATCATGTCGGTAAAATCGATCTTCTTGCGGACGCTCTTGTAGTCCTCATATGCAGAAACAAGGCGCTTGAGTTCGCACCAGTCAACCTGATAGTCGGCCAACTGACAGTGCATCTCTTCCAAGGTTAAGCCCTTGCTGCGGGACAGGTGGTACTGGCTCATGTAGAAGTCGCCCTTGGCCACCCCCACGGTGTCAAAGTCTGTCTCAATATCGGACCTACCCTTGCTGCCAAACGGTATTCCGACAGCAGTACCAATCTCAATCATCTCCTTGGGTCCAATAACTTCGTCCGTGCTGTATCCCCCGGCCCGAAAAGCCATGGAGTGCAGTGTCTGGAAATAGGGCATGTCCCGCTCGTCAATACCCCAGTCCTTGCAGACCCGCTGGCGGCTTTCCTGAGCAGCCTTGCGGGTGAAAGAGACGCAAGCAATGCGATCCGGCGATATGCCTTGCTCTAGGCAGTCCCTGATCTTATTGGAATTGGTCTGGGTCTTGCCTGTGCCGGGCGGCCCAAGGATGGTTTCATGCTGATCGGTCAAAACGGCGGATCCTCCGGCTCAAAAGTCACCTCGGGCAGGTCCACTTCCCCACGATGCATCTCGGGAACACACCATACACGAACCGACTTCCAGTTATCGTTGTTGTCGCGGAACCGGTATGTCTTGTCGGAATCCGTTCCACTGTTCATTTCCTTGAGGCGCTCGGTGATCTGGCCTCGGGTGTATTGCGTAAAATTGTTGCGCTTGAGGTAGTCCTGCAACGAACTGAGCTTGAAGTACGTCAAACCCTCATCTGTCCAGGGTTTCCCCGTGAGGAGCTCCTCCGGACTGTGGGCCTGTATTCGAGACGTGCAGAAGTTCTCCAGCAACTCCGTGAACAAGCCTTTCTGGGTAAGCTCCTCCGGGACAGGGATCCTCGTCGCATCACTGAGCAGACCGTCCACCAGATCGCGCCAATCCGACTCCTTCATCCGCGCCGGCATCGTGTACATCTGTTCCATACAAGCCCTCTGAAACTCGACCTGCATCTGCAACTGCTTGGTCGAAAGCTCCAGTCGCGCTCCGTCAACGTCAACAAACCATACCGGGGGCTCGGACTCTACAACTGTAAGGCCGCCCACCGGCACATGAGAGTTGGCATTGCCCACCCCGAACTTGCGCGACCGGCATAGAGCCTTGTTACAATGTCCATGGAGGGGCTCCTGCTTGCAGGTGTAGAAGTACTCCTTCTTTTCCAGCTGCTCCTGTATGAGAACCACCTCACGGGCCGGAAGCGGCGGGTTGCAGTAGTCCTGATTGTGCTTCTCAAGAAGCTCCTTCCAGTCGTTTGGAACAGCCTGCTTGTAGTAAACGCCCACGTTCAGGAGCGTCATGTTCCGGCCGCCCTCCGGAATACCAAACTCCGTGAGCTTTTGAAGGCAGGGAGGGCCGTCCGGCAGGAGGGCGTTGTCTCCGCCTAACTCGACCGCCGCCAACTGCTTGGCTGTAATTTGAAAACTCTCCGCCAGATCAAGAAACTTTTCCAAGTCCAGCGAATCACCCTTTTCCTGTAAGGCATATCGGGTGGTGTATTTCGCGTTCTGATACGGGAGGTTGATAAAGTTCCCCACATCACCGCGTTCCGCCAGCAACTCTTCCTGCTTGGGGAATACCTCGCAGTTGCCCCAGCCTAAAACAGATGCAAATTCGGCCAACCGGTCGCGTACCTCTGAAGCAGCAACCTTCTCCGACAAAAATAGATATAAATGCGCACCACCCGACTTCGATCGGCACAACACCAAAGGAAGCTTGAAGCGTTTGACCTTCGCGAACAGCACCGGAAGATCCAAGTTGTAATCGTCAATGTCCAGCGCACCAAACCGGCAATTGTTGGTCTCATCAATAGGTATCGAGCCGACGCCAAGGTTCCCATCCAGATGTTTCTGAACAAGGTCCACGGTCAACGGAGCACGGACAATCTCATACTTTGCCTGTTGCTTGCCGTTCCGCTGCCGGCCTAATACATCTGTCTGTCCGTGAGCGCCCTGAGACCCGGTAAAAAGTTCAAGGAATCTCTGTGCTGAGTTATCCATAAGATAAAACGGGGCCTCCTAAACGTTCAGGAGGCCCCTGTCACTCAGAACGGGATGTCTTCAGAGGATTGATCGGTAATAACTTCCGTATCCTGCGCAGGAGGAGCAAGCTGCAACTCGCCACGGCTGATGCTGCCGTGAAGTTCTTTTGCGTCGTTGTAGGCCTCAAGCGAAGAAACACGGCCTTCGAGCGAAATGCTCCACGA